GCAAAACCCGAAAATATGGCGGCGGGTAAACCCGTCAATCGGCGTGACGATCCCGTTCGAGGCGGTTCAATCGGCATACGAACAGGCGTTACAAAACCCCGCGGACGAAATGAATTTCCGGCAGTTTCGGTTAAACGAGTGGACGAACGCCGACGTTCGGTGGATGCCGATGGATAAATGGGACGCTTGCGGCGTTGATTTAATCCCGGAAGAATTAAAAGGACGCGAATGTTACGGCGGATTGGATTTGTCCTCCACGGGCGACCTGACGGCTTTCGTTTTGGTTTTCCCACCGGGCGATGATGAAGATTATTACACAATTTTGCCGTTCTTTTGGATTCCTGAAAACGCCGTCGATTTACGGACGCGGCGCGATCATGTCCCGTATGCCGTATGGCGGAAGTCGGAGCTTATAATTGCCACAGAGGGCGATGTAATTGATTATGATTACGTCGTTTCTTTTATAGAAAAACTTTCCGATGATTATAATATTCGCGAACTTTGTTTTGATAGATGGGGGGCAGAGAAAATTAGGAGAGATTTAGAAGAACTTGGTGCGGAACGCGGTTTTACAGTTTTCCCGTTCGGTCAGGGTTTTGCGAGTATGTCGGCTCCGTCAAAAGACTTATATCAATTAGTGCTTGAAAAAAAGATTCGGCATGGGCGGCACCCGGTTCTTGACTGGTGCATGGGAAATGTTATCGTCAAACAAGACCCTGCAAATAATATCAAACCTGATAAGAGCAAATCAACAGAAAAAATCGACGGAGCGGTGGCTCTTATAATGGCTTTAGCTCGAGCAATAATAAACGGCGGTATATCAAATACAAGCGTGTATGAGGAGCGCGGTATTATGTTTATTTAGGTATTTATAAAAATTTTCAAAACCTCTTGACATTTGCACGATTATGTGTTATAGTGTAATCGTGGGGGTGATGAATTGGCTGAACGCAATATTGGTTTCAAGGTTGATGAAGAATTATACAAAAAAATCAAAGTTAAAATTGCTTTAGATGGTAAAACATTAAAAGATTATATTTTGGAATTAATTCAGAAAGATCTTGCAAACCAAAAAGAAAACAAAAAATAATAGATTGCTGCTCTCTTTGGACGGATAACAACAATCTATTATGAGTGACAGAGTTTCCTCTATCTGAAATCTATTATATCAGATGTAGAGGCTCCTGTCAATAAATATATTTATATTTTAAAAGGAGTTTTTATTTATGAGTGTTAAAATAATTGATTTTTCAAAGAATCAAAAAAAGATTACCAAAAAAAAGTTAAAACAAGCAGAAGAAGATATGGAAAAATCGTTAGAAAAATTAAAAGATGTGATTATAAAAGACCGAATGGGCGCGTTTATAATTGTTGATGAATTAATGGGTATTATACAAGCCGCCAAATATATAAGTCATTCGGAGGTGCGGCGTGACTATGAGTGATGAGATTTGGAAAGATATTGTGGGTTATGAGGGTTATTATCAGGTCAGTAATAAAGGTAGGGTTAAGGGGTTAAAACGTGTTTTAGTTGCTTCAAATGGACGGAAACAAGACGCGCAAGAGAAAATAAAAGTTCCGTGGAGTAATAAACGGGGTCATTTAAGAACCGAATTATCCAAAGACGGAAAATCAAAACGTTTTTATATTCATCGACTCGTTGCAAAAGCATTTATACCAAACCCTAATAATTTACCGCAAATAAATCATATTAATAATAATCCCGGATGTAATTTGGTTGAAAATTTAGAGTGGGTTACTCAAAAAGAAAATTCAAATCATGCAGCAAAACAAGGAAGAATTGTAAAAGGTGCAAAACATAATTCGGCAAAACTTACTGAAGAAGATGTAAAATGGATTCGAAAAAACTATATTCTGTACGATAAAAATTTTAGCTTAGACGCGATTGCAAAAAAGTATGGAATGAGCCATGAAGTAATTCGTTGCATCATCAAGCGCAGAACATGGAAACATATACCGTAAAGAAACGCTAACTTAATAATTAAAGCAATCTATAACGAAATTCGTTACAGGTTGCTTTTTAATTTAAAATACAAGGAGTTTATATGAACATATTCAATATATTTTTTAAGTCACGCGATAAACCGAAAATAAAAAATGATTTGACGCTTTCATCGCCCGAAGGCTGGGTTTTCTCCAGCGTGACAACGAGCGGCAAATATGTCAGCGCGGACACGGCAATGAATGTTTCCGCAGTTTATGCCTGCGTTAAAATACTTTCGGAAGCTGTCGCCAGTTTGCCTTTGCACGTTTTTACGAGGGAAGCGGACGGCAGTAAAAAACATATCCCCGAACATTCGCTTTATAATCTTTTACACGACGAGGCAAATCCGGAAATGACGAGTTTTGTCTGGCGTGAAACGGCTATGGCGCATTTGCTTTTATGGGGAAATTCATACAGTCAAATCATACGGAACGGCCGCGGGCAGCCTGTCGCGCTTTATCCTATGAATCCGTCAAAAATGACGGTCAGCCGGAATGATAAAGGCAAATTGATTTACACGTATATGAACGATGGCGGCGAAGTTAAATTTAACCGCGAAAATATACTTCATATTCCGGGGCTCGGATTCGACGGGCTTGTCGGTTACAGCCCGATAACGATGCAGCGTAATTCGATCGGCCTGTCGATGGCGGCCGAAGAATACGGCGCCAAATTGTTCGCCAACGGCGCGATCCCGGGCGGGGTTCTCGAACACCCCGGAACAATCAAGAATATAGAAAAGCTGAAGGAATCATGGAACGCCGCATACAGGGGTTCGGGAAACGCCGGGAAAACCGCGATATTAGAAGAAGGCATGAAATTTCACGCGATCGGCATAAACCCCGAAGATGCCCAATTTTTGGAAACGCGAAAATATCAAAAAAACGAAATCGCGAGTATTTTCAGAATACCGCCCCACATGATCGGAGACTTGGAAAAGTCGAGTTTTAGTAATATCGAGCAGATGTCGCTTGATTTTGTGAAATATACGCTGAACCCGTGGATCGCCAGATGGGAGCAATCCCTTAAACAGGCCCTTATTTTACCGTCCGAAAAATCAAGGATTTTTATCATGTTCAACCTCGACGGGCTTTTGCGCGGGGACTATCAAAGCCGCATGAGCGGATACGCTACAGGAATACAGCACGGCTGGCTGTCGCCAAACGATGTAAGGAACCTTGAGGACATGAATAAAATACCCGCCGAAGAGGGCGGCGACAATTATATGGTCAACGGAAACATGGTTAAACTAAAAGACGTGGGCGCGGCCTATAACAAAAATTCGCAGGAAGGAGATGAATGAAATTGAAATTTTTTAACATAAAACAAATATCAAACGATGAAGTTGAATTGAGAATCGAAGGGGATATTATCGCGGATGATTACGCGTGGCTTTACAAATGGTTCGATGATCCGTACACGTCCCCTAACAAATTCAGGGAAGAATTAAAAAAATACGATGGTAAAAATATAACTATTTGGATAAATTCTAACGGTGGAGACGTTTTTGCGGGAGCGGCAATTTATACGGCTCTCATGGAATTTAAAGGTAAAAAAAACGTTAAAATTGACGGGATCGCGGCAAGCATAGCGTCTGTAATTGCGATGGCAGGCGACGAAGTCCTGATGTCGCCCACAAGCATTATAATGGGACATCTGCCGTGGTCTTTTGCCATAGGTGACGAATATGAGTTTCAAAAAGAAATTAATGCGTTAAAATCCTGTAAAAATATAATTATAAACGCTTATGAGAAAAAAACAAAATTGTCCCGTGATAAACTTTCAAAAATGATGGACGATGAATTTTGGCTTACGCCGCGGGAAGCGGTTGAGCTGGGTTTCGCGGACGGCGTTTTGTATGAAGACGAAGAGCCGCGGGATTATTCAAATATGATAACCGGCGCGAAATTGTTGTTTAACAGCCTCGACAAAGGACGAATGTTTGCGGCGTTAAAACGTCCGGTTCCGCCGGATCGGGACAATGATCCGAAACCTTTAAATATCGGCGAAATTAACAAATGTTATGACCGCTTATATAAAACAAAAACCTGGCAGTAATAATTATTTAAATTTTATTTATTTTAGGAGGAAAAAATTATATGACAATATTGGAGCTTATGGAAAAACGCGCAAAAGCCTGGGACGCGGCGAAAAACTTTTTAGATACCCATATCACGGAAAACGGGCTTTCGGCTGAGGATCAAGTTACGCATGAAAAAATGCTTAAAGACGTTGAAAATTTAACGGCGGCTATCAAGCGGCTCGAAGATCAGCAGAAATTTGAGGACAGTTTGAAAAATCCGACGTCTGATCCGGTTTTCAACGATTCGGCAAACGGCGGGAATAATAATCAAACAGGCAGGGAAAGCAGAGAGTATTTTAACGCTTTCGTGAACTACGCAAGGACTGGCGCAATCGAAAATATACTGCAAACGACCCCGAACGCCGACGGCGGCTTCCTTATACCCACGGAATACGAAAAAATCCTGATACAAAAGATGGAGGAAAATAATATATTCCGTCAGATAGCAAAAGTCATACAAACAACGTCCGAGCGTAAAATCCCCGTCGAAGTGAACGGCACGACCGCGAACTGGACGAAGGAAAATCAAGAAGCCGCCGAAAGCACGCCGAAATTCAAGCAGTTGTCGCTTGACGCATATAAACTAACCGTATTTACGAAAGCGTCGATTGAATTATTACAGGACAGTTTTATAAATATCGACAGTTATTTGATCGAGGATTTCGGAAAAGCCATCGGGATAAAAGAAGAAGAGGCATTTTGCACGGGCGACGGAAACGAAAAACCGACGGGGCTGTTTGGCACGGACGGCGGCGGCGAAATTTATGATGTTACCGGAACGGCAATTACCGGCGACATAATAATCGATTTGATTTACGCTTTAAAAATGCCTTACCGCAGGAACGCGCGTTTTGTAACGAATGACAACACGGTCGCCGCAATCAGGAAACTGAAAGACAACCAACAGCAATATTTATGGCAGCCGTCTATGCAACAGGGGCAGCCCGATAGAATATTTGGATTTCCTGTGCTGACATCTCCCGCCGTCCCGAAAGTCGCCGCAGGGTCGTTCCCCATAGCGTTCGGAGATTTTTCATATTATAGAATCGGCGACAGAATGAAAAGAACAATCCAACGCCTCAACGAGTTATACGCACGCAACGGTCAAGTCGGATTTATGGCGACTTCAAGGGTTGACGCAATCATGACGCTGCCGGAAGCCGTGAAAGTGATGAAAATGGGCGGCGGCGAATAAAAATTAATTTTACGGGAAGGGCGCGGATATTCGATGAAAACAAACATTACGTTATTATTAAAAAGGGCCAAAGATAATTTGATTCTGAACCATGACGAAGATGATAAATTATTAACCGGCCTGATTGCCTCCGCGGTGAGTTACGCCGAAGGCTACCAGCATTTACCGGACGGCGCGTATTTAAAATCGAAAATGCCGCATACGACAGAGCAGGCGGTCATAATGCTCGTTTCTCATTGGTACGAGAGCCGCGACGGTTCGACCGGGGGCTTTTTTGCCGATAACGTAAACGCGGCGCGGCATGTCTGGGAAAGCGTCAATAATTTATTACGGTTAGATAGGAAGTGGGAATTTTGAGTTTCGGGAAAATGAAAACATTTATTCATATCATCGAAAAAATAACGGATAACAAAGATTCGGAGGGGTTTGCTAATCCCTCCGAAAAAATTGTCGCTTCCACGAGGGCGTACAAAGAAGAACGGCACGGGAATAAACGCTGGGCGAACATGGCGGCGTTTTCGAGCGCGACGGTTTTGTTCCGTTTCCGAAAATTCCCAAGATATGTCGTAACGGCGAAAAACTTTATATTAGAATTAGAAGGCGGGGATATATATAACATAGTCAGCGTCGAAGATGTGCGCGGCCGTGGGATGTATATCGAAGTTCTTGCGGAAATGAAGCCGAAAGGCACGGTGATGTAATTGGCGAAATGCGATGTAAAATTGCCGGATGACTTTTTATTAAAACTTTCAAAACTCAGTAATAAAACCGATGAAATCCTTCCAAAGGTTTTAGAATCCGGCGGCGAAATTGTATTTGATAAAGTCAAAAGTAATTTAGAAGCCGTTATCGGCAGCGGGACAAAATTTAAGTCGCGTTCAACCAATCAACTTGTAAACTCTCTCGGAATATCTCCGGCAAAACAAGACCGCGACGGGAATTGGAATATAAAAGTGGGCTTCAAAGAACCGCGTGCTGACGGCAATTCAAACGCGAAAATCGCAAATATCATCGAATACGGCAAACACGGGCAGCCACCGAAACCGTTTCTGAAACCCGCGAAAACGCAATCGAGAAAAGCCTGCGTCGACGCTATGAAATCAAAGTTTGAAAGCGAGGTCGACAATATATGAGTATTTTAGAGGAATTAAATGAGATTTTGTCTGAAATTCTCCCTATCGAAACAGGGGTATTTTCAGACGTCGCCCCCGAAAAATATATCGTACTCACGCCTATGAGCGACGACTTCGTACTATACGGCGACGATCGCCCTTTGATTGATTTGTCCGAAGTGCGGATTTCCGTTTTTATTATCGGAAACTATTTGACAATAACAAAGCAAATCGTCAATGAACTATTAGCCGCCGGGTTTACGATGACATCGCGCCGGTTCATAGTGCATGAAAATGACACCGGGTATAATCACTATAATATTGACGTGCAAAAATTTTATAACCACGAATAAAAAATAAATATATATTTAAAAAATAGGAGGAACATTAATATGGCAAAAATAGGATTAAAGTATATAGTATGCGCTGAAATAGAAGAAACAGGGAAAGGCAAAGCGGCGAAAGTCGAATATAAGGCGGGACTCGTTATGGGGCATGCAATCAAAGTCGATTTGAAAGTTGACATTAATGACGCAAAATTATACGGCGACGATATGGTCGTAGAAAGTTTAAAGGAATTCAAAGGCGGCACGTTATCCGTGAACCCTGACGATTTAAACTATAAAGTCACTTCTCTTATTCTCGGGCATAAAAAAGAAGAAATCATAGAACCGGAACCCGTGGAAAAACTGACGGCCAAGGGCGACGACGACGGCAAACCGGTGGGCGTGGGCTTTTACTCGACGGTAGTTCGCAAAGGGACTAAAAAGTACAGGGCTATATGGTTACGCAAAATTAAGTTCGGGATACCGGGCGAATCGCTCGAAACAAAAGGCGAAAATATAAATTTCCAAACCCCGACCATAGAGGGCAACGTTATGCAGGATATTACGGGAATTTGGAAAGAAGAGGCCATTTTCGAGAAAGAGGAATCGGCGGTTTCGTGGCTCAACGCNAACGCTAATATCGAACAGGAGAGTGCTTGATAATGGCCGTAAAAAAAAATATCGATACGCAAAAAGATGAATCAGCGGATTGCGTTATAAAAATCGGCGACGCCGAATATGAGTTGATATTTACGACAAAGGCAATGAAGGAAATATACGCAAAATACGGCGGTATCACTGAGTTAGGGGAAATATTAGAATCCGGAGGCGACGTCGGGCAAATGATTTCGGAAATTGCCTGGGTGGTTGCGCTTTTGGCGAATCAGTCCGTATTAATTCACAATTATTTGAATCCTCAGGACAAAAGGGAACTTTTGACCGCGGAAGCCGTCGAACTCCTGACGAATCCCCATGAATTTGTTGAACTTAGAAAGTTAATCATGCCCGCGATATACAACGGCATGAAGCGGGAAGTGGAAGGCGAAGACGACGAAAAAAACAGGCAGGGCGGGTAAACGACGGGGAAATCTTTACCCGCCTTTTATATTTCGGCACGACGCAGCTCGGGTTTTCGATGGACGAAGTCTGGCTGATGAGAATGGGGCTGCTGCTTGATTTGATCGAGTGCCACAATCAATTTTTAGGGCGTTCGAAGCCGAAAATCGATTATACGCTTGACGATATTATACCATTTTAATTTTAAATGAGAGGGAGGTGTTTTTTATGGCTGATAATTTCGGGCTTAAATTAGAAATAGACGGAGAAGCCGAATTTAGAAAATCAATTGACGATATAAATAAAAGTTTTAAAATTCTTGGTTCGGAAATGAAGCTGGTCACATCAGCGTTTGGCGAAAACGACAAAAGCGCACAGGCGTTGACGGCGCGGAATGAAGGTTTAAATAAACAAATTGATTTGCAAAAAAACAGAGTTTCAGAATATGAAAAAATATTAGGAAAACTTGTTGAAAAATATGGCGAATCAGATGTGCGTACTAAAAACTGGACGATTAAATTAAACGAAGCCAAAGCCGGTCTTAATAATTTTGAACGCGAATTGAAAAATAATATAAAAGCTATCGAAACCGCGGGCAACGAAATGGATAGCACGGGCAAAAAAACATCTATTTTCGGCGATGTGTTGAAAGCGAACCTCGCCGCCGACGCAATCAAGGCCGGACTTTCCGCGATAGTCGGCATGGTCAAAGAAGTCGGCGCGGCCGTAAATAATTTTATTTCGGAAGGTTCGCAAATGGCCGCCGAAGCCGCGCAGAGCCAAACGCTGCTCGCCCAGGTTATGCGTAACACGATGTCCGCCTCCGACGAACAAATAGAAAGCATGGTAAAACTTGCGGCGGAGCAGGAAAAACTCGGGGTCGTCTCAAAAACGGCGCAGGTGACGGCGTTGGCGGAACTTGCGTCGTTCGTCGAGCGCAAAGAAGCGATGGAAGATATGCTGCCGGTTATGAACGACTATATCGCGTATCAGTACGGCACGACGGCTTCGGAAGAACAGGCCCGGAATGTGGCGACCGCGTTGGGGAAAGCGATACAGGGCAATATTGACGGGTTGGCCAAACAGGGGTTCACGCTTACCGACAACGAAAAGAAATGGTTTAAAACGGCTGATGAAGCGCAGCGCGTTGCTTTCGTGATGGAAATGGTTAGCACGAGCATGGGCGGGGTAAACGAAGCCCTCGCCCAGACCGACGCGGGCAAAATGGCGCAGCTTGAAACTGTGATGAACAATACGAAAATAGCAGTCGGGGAAATGGCGAACGAATTCAAAGCGCAGATTATGGGCCAGATGTTGCCGTCGATTTCGTCGTTGGCGGACGCGTTTACTGATACATTGCGCGGCGAAGGTTCTCCGGAAGAATTGGCGGCGGCTTTTGACGATGTTTTCAGCGATCTTTCTGATGTTGTTAGAACATTCGCGCCGTTGTTGCTTGAAATCGGCGGCAATATATTAAGCGGTGTTGTGACGGGAATATCGAATAACGCTGAAGAAATTATATCCGGCGCGAATGAAATGATAGGCTCGTTTTTGAAAAAAATGGGGGACAAAGACACTACTGATAAAATCGCAAAAGTTGGCGGAGATATTGTCAGGGCGATAGCGTCTGGATTTGAAGAAAATTTTCCGTTGTTTGTGGAAGCGTCCAAAAATCTTTTAATATCAGCTTCGGAAGAAATGCGGACATTGCTTGACGAATTAGACGAAAAAGTATTTGGCAAATTTTATGACTTTTTAAATCCGAAAAGAGGAAAAGAACGCGGCGGCGGCGGCGGGGGCAGCCTTTACACAGATACAATAAAAAATGAATTCAAAGATTTATTGGAAGAAATAAAAAGCTCTGAATTAGAAGTTTCTGAAGAAATGCTGGCCGGAATCGAACGGCTTGTAAATAATTATAATCCGGCGACAGCGACTTATGCTCAACGCGAAGAAATCAAAACGGCATTTGATGAATTCCAGTCTACGATAGAAAGCGAAGCAACAGCGGCGGAAGAACGATTAAAAGAAGCTTTGAAAAATAATGCGGGTTTAAGTGGCTCAGCAATTGCAGATTCGGCGGATAAATTATTCAAAGTATTAAAAACAGAAATCGGCGACGCGCTCTATTTGCAAGAAATTGACATAATAGAAGCGGTTGCCCGTTGGAAATCGGCGTTAAATGATTTTTCGGTCGATAGTCAGGAATTTACAAACGTCCGAAAAGAAATAAAAAAACTTGAAGACGAAATCGCAAAAGATGCGAAAAAAGCCGAAACAGACAGGTTAAACCGCATAAAAAAAGCTGAAAGTGATAATAAGAAAGCGGCCGCAGACGCGGCAAAAGCTATAAAAGATATATTAACATCGGCGGAAAAAGAAATATCAAACCTCGCCGCACTCGACCTCATCAGCACAGCCGAACAGTTGGAGCGGTATAAAAATCTCCTCGGCAAGTTCGCAGAGGGCACCGACGAATATATGTCGGTGAGGATAAAAATCCACAACCTCGAAAAGAAACTCGCGGCGGACGCGGCGAAAGCGGTTCAGGACAGTTATAACAAGCAAAAACAGGACATGGCTGATTTTGTATATTTTGAGGAAATGACCGTCGCGGAATCCTTGCAGTATCAAATCGAGGCGTGGGAAGCGTTAAAAAAAGAATACGGCGACAACGCCGATTTCATGAGGGAAATCAGAAAAAATCTGTTCGACCTGGAAAAGAAACTTGCGGCGGAAACATATAAAAACGAAAAACAGCGTATAACCGACGAAATACAGGACAAAAAACTCGGTTATGACGAACAGGTGGCAATGTGGGCGGATTTGCTCGCTCAATACAAGGAAAACTCCGAGGAGTACAAAGAAATAGACAAAAACATTTCCAGCCTCAGAAAACAGCAGGACAAAGAAGATACCGCCGATTTTGTTGAAAAACTGGACTATGAGCTATATTTTACCCAGCTCAACGAAACAGAAAAATTACAGTATAAAATCAACGCTATCAGCGCTGAAATCGAGGCGCGAAAAGCCGCCGGGCTCGAATATGCGGAACTGGAAACGGCATTGACGAAATTATCAACCGACCTGACAAAAAAACAACACGACGAAAAGCAAAAGTTAATCCGCGAGGGATATCAGACAGAACTCGGCGTATTAAAAGAAATGCAGGGCAGAAAAGAGCGGGACTACAAAGCCGAACTCGCGCATATAAACGGCCTCATAGAAAAATACAAAGACAACGCCGCTATAAGAATTGAGCTTGAGAAACAGGTGGGCGAGTATAAAATATCGCTGTTGAAACTGATAGACAGTTTAGACGACCAGTACGCGCAGGCGCACGAATCGCGGGTAAAATCGATATTCGAGAGTTTCAAGGCGTTCGATATGATAAAGATAGACTTACCGGCGGAACTGAAAAAAATCGACGAAAAGACGGAAAAGGGTTTAAAAGACGCAAAATCACTCAACGACTTGAAAAAAGACGAAAACAAAAATCTATACATAACCGCCGAACTGACCGAAAAAATAACAGGCCTCAAAGAGAGAAGCGCGGATTTAGAGACGGAAAAAGCCGATTTGCTCGCCGAAATCGATTATATGCGTTCATACGGCGAATTACAGATGTTTATAGACATAGCCCAAAATAAATATAACAACGCCATCAAAGAACAGGTCAAAATAGAAGCGGAGATACAAACGGCGTTGAAGGAATCGGACAAATCCGAAAAAGACGCAAAGAAAAATAAAGAGGATATAACAAAAGTCACAGAGGAGTTATTGAAACAATATCCAAACTTAATTGACGACATCGAAAAAGAAACAGGCAGCAGGGAGCTAACGACAAAGGCGATTGAAAATCAAATAGCCGCATATGACAGGCTTGAAAAAGCACAAATGAGAACAAAGAAAAAAGACGATTTTTTCCACTCGTTGAGCGACCAGATAAAAGACAACAACGAATATATAAAATCAATGGGCGGCTTGGAGAAAAAGCTTCAGCAATTCGGATATGGGGCGGAGGGCACGTCGGAAAAAACCGCGAAAGCCCTTGAAATGATTTTCGAGCAGTTCAATCAGGGCGGGGTTGGCAGTCTGGACGACCTCAGAGAAGCGTTGAAATTTACGGACGAGGAATGGCAGATGTTTATCAATTCGACGGTCACGCTCATGGAGCAGGCGGACACAATCTCAACAAATCAGTTAAAAAAGACAAAAACTGACATAGAAAAGCAAAAAGACGAAATTACCGGAGCGCTTAAAGAAATGCCGGACGAGGCAAAAACGATAGGCAACGAAACGATAGAAAAGCTCGGCGAAGGCATGGAGGAAAAACAGGAAGAAATAAATGCCACGGCGACCGGCATAGTTGATGAAATCGCGGAAAAAATGGCAAAAATCGTCGACGGTGACGCATTCAAATCAATCGGACAGCGCATATCTGAAGGAATCGCCGCCGGTATTACCGCGGGGACAAATGCCGTAGTAAATGCGGCCGCGTCCGTTATACAAAACGCGTTGGCGGCAATGCAGGCGGTTTCGCAAATATCGTCGCCGTCGAAATTATTCAGGGACAAGGTCGGAAAAAACATCGCGCTTGGTATCGGGGCGGGTATCGGCGACGAAATGCCGGATATTATAACCGATATGCAAAAATACACGAAAATGTTATCGGATACGGCAAACCGGAGCGCGAATTTTAATTTTAACTCCGGGAACGCGGCGCGTTTAAACGATACGGAAATTTTAACGGGATTAAAAGAAATCATATTGCAACAGGGGCGGCAACCGTTAGCGCAGCCGAATATTAAAGTGACGCTGGAGCCGACAGGGGATATCCGGGGATTTTTNGATTATATACGAATGGGCGTGAAGCGTTCGGGGTATTTGAACGGGGAGGTGTGAAAAGATGAGNGTAATTGTTATCGACGGCAAAAAATATGATGTTGGCGAAGTGGAAATAAGACGCGACGCGGAAATCATATACGACCCTGTAACTGCCGGGGTTATGCTTGATTTTTCCGAAGTTGACGACGCCGCCGCAACAAAATACAGTTATAGTTTCACCGTCGTGCCGAAACCCGGCGCGGCGGAATACGACGCGTTCTATTATGACATAACATCGCCGAAGAGCGTCAGGTTTGTCGAGCTTCCTTTCGGACAATCGAAAATAACGTTTCCGGCCAAAATAAAAAAAGTCAGCGACAGTTTGGCGGATTTTGGCGGGAAATCTAAATGGACGGGTTTGACGGTCGAATTCCTTCCGGTGAAACCGCAAAGGCAAGGTGATTGAGTATGTCAAGTAAACGTGAAATCACATACTACGACGTGTCGCCGTTCGCGGCGCTGTCGGCGCACGCGGAAACGGACGGCGCGAAAGTGCAGGACTTTTCGGAGGTTCAAAAACTGTTCGCCGAAAATATAATTTACAGGAGTATTCAAACGTGCGAACATAATTATACAGTACTCGACGGAACGCACCGGGAATTTGAACGGAATGAAAATATCGCCCTGTGGAGCAAATATCAGAGCGAAGATCCGTCTCGGCTATTGTACGGCGGTGTAACGCTCGACATTACTTTCGGCGGGTTGCAGAGCAGTCCGGGCATCGCGTTCTACTTCGACCCGCAAAATAATGTGTATTGCGATATGCTCAGGGTGAAGTGGTATAAAGACACCACCCTGCTTTCCGATGAAACGTTCTACCCTGATTCGGCGGTGTATTCGTGCCACCATAAAGTCGAGTTATATAACAGAGTGACGGTCGAGTTCATACGCATGAATATACCGGAGAGATACCTGAAAATCGAAGCCGTATATTTCGGCATCGTGCGGATATTCGGCGACGGCGAACTGGAGGAGCTCACGGTAAACGAAGGGTTTGACCCCACGGGCAGGACGCTGTATATCAACTCGGCGAACTTCACAATCAACACAAAAGACCCCGTGCCGTATATATTCATGAAACGGCAGCCGTTGCGTATCAAATATAACGGTATGCGGGTAGGCTCGTATTACATCGACAAGAGCAAACGGTACGCGGACAGGAAATACTCAATCGAGGCAATCGACAAAGTCGGCGTGCTGGACGCGACGGACGAGTTCATGGGGGGCATATACACAAATGTCTACGCGGAAACCCTCATAAATGAAATAGTCGGCGGGCTGTTCGACGTTGAAATCGACGACAGCCTGAAAAATATATATGTGAGCGGGTGGCTGCCAATCATCAAACGGCGCGAAGCCCTCGCGCATGTCGCGCTGGCAATCGGAGCTGTGATAGACGCGACGAGGACGGGCTATATCAAAGTCAGACCGGCGCCGCCGTTGAGCGAAATTCCGCGTATCATCGAAAAAGACAGGGTATATCAGTCAAGCGCGGTTGATATAGAGTTCCCCTGCACGGGGGTTGAGCTGATAGAGCATAATTTCGCAGTCGATATGTCATACAGCGGGGAAAAGGAATTATTCAAGGAAACGTTCACAGGCGAAAAGACCGTGAAGTTTTCAGAACCCGCGACGAACCTTACGATAACGAACGGGACAATCAAATACGCGCACGTGAATTACGCAATCATAAGCAGCAGCCCCACNCAGCAGGAGTGCGTCCTGAAAGGCAGGCCGTANTTAGACAGCCAGAACTCGGTCATCATCAAAAAAGACATGAGTGACGAAATCGAGGGGACGGTTGAAAAGATAGAAAAAATCGAAAACTGTTATCTGGTAAATAAAAACAATTCGCAGGAAGTCGCGCAAAGGCTGTATGAATATTACCTGCGCGGAAACGTTTTCGACGGCGATTTTGTGGCTAATCAGGACATAGAAAAAATCGGCGATATCGTGAAAATCGCGACGGTTTTTGAAGAAGGCTATGTCACAGGGCAGATCGAGAAGCTGACGCTGCGGCTGGGGTACAAGAACATAAAGGCGAGGGGGATTATACGCGGTGATTGATATAGATAAAATCGATACAGACGAAATAAACAACATAACCGGCGGACTGATATACGACAGGACGCAGATTGACGTTGACTACGCGCTATCGTTAGAACACGGCGGGATATACGCCAATGAAGATTTAAAAGGCGCGTATAACGTTTCGGACAGGAACAGGGTCGGCGGGGCGTTGAACTATATAACGCTCTGCCTCAGAAACACCGGAAACTACGAGATTCGCCCGGAAATAAAAGACGACTGGGATGTATACGATATAGCCAAACCCGGAGAACACGCCAAAATTTTGACGTTACTGGAATATATGAAAATACTCCTGCCTTATAGCGAAACAGAAGAAGTCCCCGGCAGTTTGGACAGCCTTACATATCAAAAAGCGAACGCAGTCGAAAACATTTTATTCGATTTATACGGCGTGTTATCAAGGCTGCTCGATTCGTGGTTCTACTGCGGCGAGGCGTTCGCCTCGGAATTCGACGCGTGGAACTGGCAGGGCTGGGACGAATAATAGTGAATAAGTAATAAGTAAAAATATTATATAGAAAGGGAAGCAAAAATGTCTCTATATTTCAAAGACAGGATACCCGACCCGCTACATGGGGAAAACGCCCGTTATTACGACGCGATTGATAATAACGGGACGATAAAGTTATCTGATTTTAAGCTGATGTTAAAAAACAATATACCGGCCGGAAAAGAGGGCGACCCTGTGACTGCGGGCAATCTCAATTTCGCCTCCGGTAATATAACACTGCCCGCGCCTGTGCCGACGGAAACCTTAAAAGGCAAACTGTTGACGCTCACGCCGGACGGAGTTGTCCCCGCGAAAACGAAAAGGCCGGTAGCCGCAACGGGAATGGCTCAGGCTACCGCGGCGTTATACGGCGGTTTCCTCAGGCTTTCCGATACAAAACTGTTGGTTATATACAGCGACAGACTGGTTGTCGCGACGGTTGATTTTACGAATAAAACCGTGACTTTCGGCGCGTATTATACTATATCTGCTTCAGGTACGCCCGGCATTACGCTGATACGCAGCTACGACGAAAACCCGGTTGCCTTGATCGCTTCCCATCAGTTTAGCAGTACGTATTATGTCGTGTATTTATATAAAATAGAGAACGATGTAATATCGTCAGCCGCGACGTACAGTTTCCCGAACGGGCACACATCAATTTCAAACCCTATCAGGGTCAGCCCCACATCTCTGCTGATATGCGCTAAATATACAAATACGCCGGAGGCTTTACGCGTTGCGCTGCTGACATGGAACGGAGCGGACAGCCTGACGTCAACAACGCAAACTAACCTGCCCATACAACAGCCAATCGCGCAGGTGAGCGGCGTAAATCAGTTATACGAACGCGGCGGCGGGAATTGTCTGGCTATTTATAGAAACAATACCACCGCAAAGGTTTACGCGATGCCTATATCGGTAAACGGCAGCACAATCACGTTCGGCGCGGAGCAATTGTTGGAGGGGTTATCCGACTACCCGGCAAAATTTAGCAATGGCGGCCCGGACAGGAATTCGATTGCCGATAAAATCGTATACGCGACAAACACGGGCGGCACATTGAACGGCCCGGCGAAACTTCAAATATTGAGCATAAATTCGTCGGGGGTAATCACCGCTTACGGCCCGGTTGCGGAACTGCCGATTCATGATTCGGATACCGGCACGATGTGTTTAACGTATAAAGGCGATAAAATATACCTGACCGGGGTTGAGTATGACGGGCTGAGCAATACGTCCAGCCCGAAAGACGCGTGCCTGCTGGAAATTGAACTGAACGGCGCCAATATACAGGAAATCAAAAAATACCGCCCGTTTTTATCGGTAAAATCGACGGGCGCGGCGTATTCGCTAATAAAGAGCGCGGCGTACGAAAACCCGAATAAACCGGGCGAGTTTCTGTTCATGTTGAGTTGTAGTAATATCATACTTGATTTGACATTCTGGTTCGGTTACAAATCGGACAGCGCGGACCCGAAAAACATCGTCGGCGTCGCGCTCGAAAACGCGGTAAACGGGTATGTGCGGTTGCAAATGTCGAAAAAACATTTGCCGGGGCTTTTCAACGGTTTAAAAGCCAGTATGGCATATACAGTTGGCAACAACGGCGAACTCACGCCATATAAAGGAGCGGCATATACGTCGCCCGTCGGCATTGCCGCAAATAAAACTGATTTGCTATTCCTGGGGGCGATGGAATACCCCGGCTCAAACGGTTCAAGCGGCGGTTCAGGCCTCGGCCCGGCGGGAGAGGACGGTTTTTCGCCGACTGTAACAGTAAAAAAAGATACCCCGATAGATTATATATTAAAAGTGACAAATAAGAACGGCGCATACGATACGCCGAACCTGAAAGGCGCGAAAGGCGATACGGGAGCGGACGCAATATCAATCGATATATCGGCGAGTTCGTGGAATATCCCTGCGGGGACGACGAACGCGCTTGCTTCAACCATCTTCGTTACTATCAAAGCGTTGAAAGGAACTGCGGCGGTTAATGTGTCTGTCGGAACGATAACCGGATTGGCCACAGGGCTGACCGCGGCGATAACGAACAACAACAGCGCGACGGTTACGGTTACGCTGACTGCGGCGACGACGCTGAACACGAAAAACGGCACGGTGACGATACCGCTGACGATTGACGGCAAATCGTTCACGCGGGCGATAACATGGTCGTTATCGCTGACGGGGGAGGCAGGCGCGAAAGGTGACAAAGGAGATATGGGCAAACAGGGAGACAAAGGAGACAAAGGAGACAAGGGTGACAAGGGCGACAAGGGCGATAAGGGCGATAAGGGAGACAAAGGCGATACGGGAGAAGCGGGGCAAGACTCGGAATTTCGCGTAATCGACTGCGTTTGCGCCACCGCCGCCGCGACTGCGGCGAAAGTGGTTACGATTGCCGGTTACACGCTGAAAGCCAAAGATATGTTCGCGGTGACATATACATTGGGCAACACGGCGAACAGCCATACAATCAACATAAACGGAGCGGGCGCGAAACAGGCGCGTCTGGGCGGAGGCCAGCCCACGGGCGCGTCCGGCACGGGCGGCGCGTATGTCGCCGCGAACAATACGGTGCTGTACTACTACAACGGCACGCATATGTGCCAGTTCGGTTCGACCGATATCACGGACGCCGACACCACTTCGATATATAACGTGTACGGAACCGGAAACAGCCAATATATCGTTGACGAAAACTCGGTTGATACGGACGGTACGACATATTATGCGTTCGCCGGAATAACCGAAAACGGCACGATCGAAAAGATCACGGACACAAACGCGACGATTGGGACGGAGGCAGGCGCGAGAACATTTACAGACCTTAAAATATCGCTGTGGGAAAATATTGGGCGTTTTGCGACCAATACGGCGGAATGGACGAAAGGTGCGCCGTGTTCGGCCGCGCTGTTCATGCGGTACAACGTCGGCGCGTCAAACTGGAAATACGCCATAGGAGAGTATTACGACAAATCCGGCGCACTCGTGGACAACGATGTGACGGATGATTTATTGCAGACTAAAGTTTATGTCGGGGGCGAAAAAGACGGGGAATGTTTTACGCCGAAAGAGTTTTCACTGACAAGACGAAATACGGCGTATGTATATAAGCTCATTGGCTATTTCACCACGGTCGGATATTTTTACCTGACGGATTATCAGACTGTAAGCGTTTATAAAAATAACGCATGGGTTGATGGCGCGGCCGGCAAAGACACGGTATTGTTGGTGAAAGCCAACTACGATTTTACGCCGGAAGAATTGCCGGAAGGCGCGTGGGGAGGCGTATACTAATATGGCTAAGATGCAGGTGAACGAGAATGGGACGATACGCACGTTCAAAAAGATACAGTTCAACAAAAACGGCGTTATTCGGAATTTGAAAAAAGTACAGGTAAATGTTAACGGGGTTATACGGACGATATTTGAAAAGTTCCCAGAATTCACAAAATTGCCGAATCCAACCAACTTACCTGCCGGCAATGGCCGCGGGGTAGCATTCAGTCCAGACGGCAAATTCATGGCTGTGGGTCATTGGAATTCGCCATTTGTGACGATATATTCGATCAGCGGCAATACGCCCACAAAACTACCTGACCCGGCCGATTTGCCTACCGGCGTTTGTTTCGGTGTAGCATTCAGTCCGGACGGCAAATTTATGGCTGTGACTCATCTTACTGCGCCATTTGTAACAATCTACGCAATCAGCGGCAACACGTTCACAAAACTGCCGAATCCGACTGGCGGTTCGCCTGCCGATATTGGTAACAGCGTAGCGTTCAGCCCGGACAGTAAATTCATGGCTGTGGGTCATTGGAGTTCGCCATTTGTGACGATATATTCAATCAGCGGCAATACGCTCACAAAACTACCTGACCCGGCCGATTTGCCTACCGGCGCTGGTCTCGGCGTAGCATTCAGTCCGGACGGCAAATTCATGTCCGTGGCTCATGATATTTCGCCATTTGTGACGATATATTCGATCAGCGGCAACACGTTCACAAAACTGCCGAACCCGGCTGATTTACCTGCCGGTACCGGTTACAGCGCAGCGTTCAGTCCGGACGGCAAATTCATGTCCGTGGCTCATCTTACTGCGCCATTTGTGACGATATATTCAATCAGCGGAAATACGCTCACAAAACTACCTGACCCGGCCGATTTGCCTATTGGCGGTGGTTACAGTACAACGTTCAGCGCGGACGGCAAATTTATGGCCGTGGCTCATCTTACTACGCCGCGTGTAACGATATATTCAATCAGCGGCAACACGTTCACAAAACTGCCCGACCCGGCTGTTTTGCCTACCGGCGCTAGTAACAGCGTAGCATTCAGCCCGGACAGCAAATTTATGGCTGTAGCTCATGCCACTACGCCATTTGTGACGATCTATTCAATCAGCGGCAACGAATTCACAAAATTGCCGAATCCAACCAACTTGCCTACCGGAAATAGCCAGAGCGTGGCATTTAGCCAGGACAACAAATTTATGGCTTTGGCTCATAATACATCGCCGTTTGTAACGATTTACGCAATCAGCGGCAATACATTCACAAAACTGCCGGATCCGGCTAATTTGCCTGCCGACAATGGCCGCGGGGTAGCGTTCAGTCAGGACGGCAAATTCATGGCTGTGGCTCATCTTAATTCGCCATTTGTAACGATTTATTCGATCAGCGGCAACACGTTTTCAAAATTACCTAACCCTGCCGGTTTGCCTGCCGGTAGCGGCCGCAGAGTGACTTTCAGCCGGGACGGTAAATTTATGACTGTGACTCATAATACATCGCCGTTTGTAACGATTTACGCAATCAGCGGCAACACGTTCACAAAACTACCTAACCCGGTTGATTTGCCTACCGGTACCGGTTACGGCGTGGCATTTAGCCAGGACAGCAAATTCATGGCCGTGGCTCATCTTAATTCGCCATTTGTAACGATTTACGCAATCAGCGGCAATACGTTTACAAAACTGCCCGACCCGGCCGGTTTGCCTGTTGGCGATGGTTTCGGCGTAGCGTTCAGCGCGGACGGTAAATTCATGTCCGTGGCTCATGATATATCGCCATATATAACGATTTACGCAATCAGCGGCAACACGTTTACAAAACTGCCTAATCCGGCTGTTTTGCCTGCCGGTATTGGTCTCAGCGTAGCATTCAGTGCGGACGGCAAATTTATGGCTGTGGGTCATGATATTTCGCCATTTGTAACGATTTATTCGATCAGCGGCAACACGTTTACAAAACTGCCCAACCCTGCCGGTTTGCCTGCCGGTACCGGCCTTGGCGTAGCATTCGGCGCGGACGATAAATTTATGTCCGTGGCTCATAACGCTACGCCATTTGTGGCAATATATTCGATTGAATAATAAAAACGAAAAGAGAAAGGGAAAATATGGGAAACGACGACAAAACGAAAAAATCACGAATGACGAATTTTGAAAAGATAACGCGGTCGCCGGAAACGCTGGCTGAAATCATGTCGCGTCATGGGAACTGCGCATACTGTATATACGGCGAACTGGAAAAATGCAATGGAATAAAATGCAAGGACGGCGTGTTGGAGTGGCTGAAACTTCCGGCGGAAAACGGCGGGGGTGACTGAGGTGGGGGAGAACGAAAGCGCAATATTACACTCGATAGTAGACAAAACCAGCAGCGAACTGATACTATACACAATCGTCATCGTGGTTGCGCTGGCGGTCGTCGCGATACCTTTCTACGCGCTGATAAGCAAAAACGCGCACAAACGCGAAGCGAAACTGATTGAGGCTTGCAGTGAATCGACGAAAGCAATTACGGCGTACGCGAAAGAAGCGGCGAAACTGAACGGTTCGCTCACACGAATACATGATAGGATCGACGACCTCGCGAAAATAACGTCGGAGCAAAACAGGAAAAACGCAGATTTTACGAAAGCATTGGCAAGTCTGAACGGCACGCTCAAGCGCGTTCACGACAGGATTGACGATATTTCCAACAAGATAAATGGTAAATAATACATAAGGGGGATTTTAACATGATTAAATGTAGAAATTGCGAATACAGCGATATTTTAAAGGTATTCAAACGCGACAGAGTGACGAAAGTCGTAACACAACTGCCGTGCGGGTATGTCATGTGTTCGAGACCGGGACGTAAAAACGGGCAAATGCTTCCGGTCAGGGAAACGAAAAAAAGCTGCCGGTACTTCAAACAACGGCAGGAGAGTGATACATAATGCCATACAAAGAACACGTCATCGGCACGAAAACCGAAAATCCGACAAGCGGGTTCAGGCCGCCGCACAGAAAAGACCACCACGGCGTTGATATAATCGACGCGGGTAACTTACAGATAAAGCCGCAGGGCGTTGACATCATAGCCCTCGCGGACGGCGTCGTGAACGATGTTACGTATGACAACGCGAAAGGCTGGACGGTCATGTTACTGCACGCGGGCAATATTATGACGATTTATCAGCATTTGCGCGAAAACGTGCCTGTTAAAAAAGGCGACGCGGTAACGAAAGGCCAGAAGCTGGGCGTGATGGGCAATAGCGGCCACTGCATATCGTCGCGCACAGACGTTCCGCCGCAGTACCGCGGCACGCATTTGCATTTTGCCATCAAAGAGAATTGCACATCATATCGAACGGGCGATTTTGTCAATCCCGAACTGTACTTAAACGGGATTAAAACAATCGGAACCGGCACATCGGCAGCGCCTACAAATAAAGCCGCGGACATATCTCTCGCGGCGAAACACGCGGCGGATATTATCTTCGCCAACGAAGGCAACTACGGCAGCGTAAACAGGAACGACAACGGGGCGTTGAGCGTCGGTAAAGTGCAGTGGCACGGCCCTCGGGCTCTGTCGCTGTTGAAAAGCGTTACGCAGGCCAACCCCATGCAGGCGCAGATCACACTCGGCGAGTTATACACGGAGATAATAAACGCCAAGCCGGACGCGTGGAACAAACGCACCGTAAACGATATCGAAGCTGGGAGGCTGTCCGCGCTCCTGACGACCAAAGAGGGCAAAACGGAGCAGGACAAACTCGCCGCCGTTGACATACAATCATACATCAACAAAGGCATAAGTTACGGGCTGAAGGACGCGGGGGCGTTGATATACTTCGCGGACGGCGTGAACCAGTACGGTACGAACGCCACGCTGTGGAAGCAAATAGCCGATACAGCACTCAAAACGACCGGCGACGCTGCGGCGATGTTAGCCGCGACGAAATCACTCACGCCGAACTACCATGTCCGGCGCGAGAAAGTGTACAAGGCCATATGCGCGTTAAACCTCGCAGGGACGTCAGTCCCGTCCACGCATAAACCGGAACAACATAAACCGCACCACGGTCAAACGTTCGCGGTCGGCGATAAAGTCAGGATTTTACCGTCGGCTGAATGTTACGCCACCACTACAACGCCTATACCGGACAAGTACAAGAATACCCCTTACACAATTCAACAAGTCAGGCCTGACAGGGTGTTGATTCAGGAACTCTACTCGTGGGTTTGGATTAAAAACGTTGAAAAAATGTAAATAATAAAAAACCTTCACGATAATTTAGATATTATTGTGAGGTTTTTTTTGTTTATTTTGTGCGAATGTTCGTATAATGTTCGTACAAGAGGTTTTTTACAAAAAAGAGAAACACAAGCAAATACGCAAACCCTGCATATTACCTTGTGTTTCTCATATCGGAGTGATGTGACTTGAACACACGGCCTCTACCACCCCAAGGTAGAACTATATGTTTTCGCATATTCCAATTTACGCCTTAAAATGGGATGTTTTGTTTTATTTACTTTTGTTTTGTCTAAGAAAATCTAACTTTTTTAGCGTTTATTTATCGTATAATGTTCGTACTATTATACTTTTTGAATTGCCGCTTTAGCTTTCTCTATTTCTTGAATGAAGTTCCGGGCGGTGCGGTTATTTATTTTAAGGTTTAAATATTCTTTATTTTCTTTTTGCATTTTAAGTAATGCTTCATAATATTCCGTGAGGATAATTATTTTATTATCCAATTTTTCTATAAGCTGCTGATATTCTTTATCAAATTTTACTTTATCTATTTCGTTTTTCATAAAATCTACATTGTCTTGAATATATATTTCAGATGTTGTTTTTAAATCGGCATGACCCATTATTTTTTGAAGTACGCGTAAATCAACGCCGCTTTCGTATAACAATGTTCCGCAAGTATGTCTTAATTCATGTGGGGTTAATTTTTTTATTTCCGGGTATTTTTTGCGCAAATCTTTCATAAAGTTCGCATATTGGCGGCGGCTGTAATTATTCGGGCTGTTTAATTCGCCCTTAGCGTTTGGAAATATATACTCGCTTATTTTTTTTACATTTAATAAAGTTTCCCTGACTATATTATCAAACGGAATTTGCCTTTTGTGGTTTTTTGTTTCATTACTGCCGTCTTCGACAACAGTCATTAATACGCCATTGACAGGTACATCTGCAACGCTTCTTTTTAAATTTAATATGTTATTGTTGAAGTCTATATCATCAAATTTCAACCCCAATAATTCGCCGCGCCTTAATCCTGTTTTTAATAAAACTATAATAGGAGCTCCATTTTTATGTGTCTGGGCAAATTCTATAATTGTATCGACTTCTGTTTGTGTATATGTTCGTTTTTTTGTCGATGAAACTTTACTGTTGAAAGCTATTTTATTTACCGGATTTTTATATATTATATTATTTTCGATTGCGCTGTCAAAAATTGATTTTAATATATATACATATCGTTCCTGCGTATCTTTTGTAACGCCTGATTTTGAATTTATGAAATTTTGAATATCTATCTGATTTATATTTGCTACTTTTACCTGTTTAAAATAAGGTTTTAAATGAGTTTCCAAAAAACTTTTATATTTAAACTGATATGTTGAACTTTTTATATTAGGCTTTTTATATGTTTCCATCCACTTTTCAGCCCATTCAATAAATATGATATTACTTTTAACGAGCTCGCTTCTTTTATATTGTTCTTTGTATGCGGCGGCTTTTTCGTTTGCTTCGGAGAGCGTCTTGCCGTAAAAACTTTTTTGTATCCGATCGCCGTTCATATCTTTTCCGATATATGCTTTGACTTCTTTAAGTTTTTGTTTTTGTTCCCGGACTGTTTTGCGTTTTTTCGGCATGGTTCCTTGCCCCCTTTATATGATATATCCCGCCGGAGCGGGATTTTTTTTCGTTTACCAAGCGCGGCGTAAAGCCCCTACATTTATGTATGGGGATATAAGCCGCTAATTTTTTCGTACCCCATAGGGGTGCAAAAAATTATAAATAACCTTGACTTTTTTGCCTATATTTGATATGATGATACTGTTGATTGAACATTGACAACTGTATATAGGCGGTTGCGCGAAGAACGTAAGACGAAAACCAAGTCACCTTTCGCGCGTAAAATATACAAGGCACGAATGCGCA